AGGGGCTATGATCGAGCAGAAGGACAAGGAAGGCAATCTTACTGGTTACGTTAAGAACCTCAAGGCAGAGAATCTAGACAACATTCAGCCTGACTATTACGACAAGATTATTCTTGGTAAGAGTTCCATGTGGGTGAATGTCTATGTCCTAAACAAGTATCAGGCTTTGCTTGATGGTAAAGCTGTTTATCCAACCTTTAGAAAGGAGACTCACGTTGCGAAGTCACCCATCGAACCCATACAGGGTAAAGAGGTTATCGTCGGTATTGACTTTGGCAGGACGCCATCGGCAGTATTTGCCCAGCAGACAACCTTTGGGCGTTGGTCTATTTTCCACGAAGTCATCGGACAGGATATGGGAGCTGGAAGATTCGCAGATGTTCTCAAAAGAGAAATCGCCAAGAACAACTGGGAAGGACTAGATTTTAAGTTTGTTGGTGATCCAGCTGGTAATCAGATGGCGCAGACATCGGAAAACACGCCATTTATGATTTTAAGGGCAGCGGGCATTACAGCTTATCCAGCACCTACAAATGACACTCAAGTTAGGATTGAATCGGTTGAATCTGTACTAAACCGCATGACAGATGGCTATCCGTCTTTTGTTGTAAGCCCGACTTGCACGACTCTTATTTCTGGATTTGAAGGCGGTTATCAGTATAAGCGTATATATCACATGGGCAGAGAGTCCTATGATGAGAAGCCTAATAAGAATAGGTTCTCTCATATACACGATGCGTTGCAGTATGCAATGTTAGGGGGCGGTGAGGGTCGAAGAGTGATTCTCGGTGGTCGTTCAGCACCCTCCCCCACCACTGTTGAGAGGGTTAGTAGCCCATTTGAGCGTATGAAAAACAGATCAAGGCTTTCTAGGGGACAAAAAGGACATGCCAGAGCACTATGAAATGGATAATTTGCTTTAAAGAAGCGCAAAATATTGGTTTATGGCGCATATTTACCAAGCATAGGCAAGGATTTGGGCATGTTTTTGCCGTTTGCTTCGATCCAGAGCTAGATACATGGTTTAAATTTGAATATGCAACGCAAAGATTTAATTTTGAGTGGCTCAGAGACCAAGAAGCTGACTGGTTGGTTACTGACCTTATGTTTAATTGCGTATGCCTTGAGGTAGAGAGCAAAAGAAACCCTATATACCTTCCTCGTTTGCTTTATTGCGTGAGTTTTGTAAAGCATATTTGTGGAATAAATAAACCTTGGATATTAACGCCTTATCAACTCTATTGTGAATTGCGTAAATCTGGTGGAAAAGACATCTTCTTAAAACCAGAAGAAGGAGAAGAAAATGGGATTCGGTAGTTCTACCCCACCGCCTGACCCAGAGCTTGAAAAGCAAAAGGCTGAAGAAAAAGCTAGGCTGGAAAAGGAACGTGCAGAAGAAAAGGCCCGCAAGGAAGAGCGTGATCGTGTGCGCCGAAGCAATCTTGCTGGTCAACGCTCATTGCAAGAAGAGGATGTGCAGGGTTTTGTAGGCTATCGCCGTATGGGTAAACCCTCTGGCTCTATAAGGACTTAAAATGGCTACTAGACAGGATGACAACCTTCCTACACCAGCGGGAGTTGCTGATGATAAGAAGGAACTAGAAAATGTAATGAACCGCTACAAGAAGGCTCGTGGTCGCTGGTCATCTTGGTCTGATATTTGGGAAGAAATCTATGATTACGTTCTTCCCCATCGTGAGAGCTTCTTTCAGGAAAGCGCAGCCGCAAGGCGCACAGAAAACATCTATGATGAGACAGCTGTAGTTGGATTGCCTAAGTTTGCATCTCGTTTGCAGCTTGGCTTCTTTCCACCTAACGGCAGAGCATTTAAGCTAATTCCTGGCCCTGAGTTTCCAAAGGAAGCCATCAATAAGGCAATGCTTGCAGAGCTTGATCGTATTACAGAGCTTTTGCATGAAGGTTTGCGTAACTCAAACTTTAATTCAGAAGTGCATGAAGGCTTTCAGGATCTAGGTCTTGGCACTATGAACCTTCTTGTTGAAGAGGGTCGTTTTGTTGGTGACTTGCATTTTACGTCAGTGCCGCCAACCAATGTAGCACTTTTGCCCGGAAATCTTGACTCCGTTGCTGGTTGGTTCCGCTGGAATAACGAAATGGACATTACTGAGATTAAGCATCGCTATCCTGATGCTAAGTTTAGTGAGAAAATGTCTATGGTTCAAAAGCGTGATCCGCAGCGCAAGACTAAGATCATTGAAGCCACAATATATGATGAGAAGAATAAATTTAAGGATGAGTATACTTATTACTTGATCTCTGAAACTGACAATCATATTTTGAAAAAACAGAAGCTGGTTGGTCGTGGCAGCGTTCCTTGGATCACAACACGTTGGTCTAAGTCTGGTTTTGAAGTATGGGGTCGTGGGCCTGTCTTGCAAGCTATGCCAGCTATCAAGACATTGAATCTTACTGTTCAACTTATTTTGGAAAACGCAGAGATGGCGATAGCCGGATCTTACGTTTATGATGATGATGGCGTCTTTAATCCAGACAACATTACAATTCAGCCGGGAACGTTCATACCGAGAAGCCCAGGCTCGACAATTGAAACGCTACAAAGTCCGGGCCGCTTTGATGTTGCTCAACTTGTGCTTGATGATATGCGCCGCAATGTTCGTAAGGCACTATTTATAGATGAGTTAGACACTAGACCAAATGCTAGAACCCCTCTATCTGCTACTGAGGTATCTGAGAGACTTGCCGATGTAGCTAGAGACATGGGTGCTGTTGCTGGTCGTATGCAGAAAGAGTTTCTACAGCCTCTTGTAGAACGTATTATCAAGATTTATACAGACCAAGGTTTGTTAGACATACCTAAGGTCGATGGTCGTGAACTTAGAATTGTTCCAGTATCACCATTGCTTAGAGCACAGGATCAGCAAGATGTTGCTGACTTTGTTCGCTTTCAGCAAACTGTTGCTGGCACATTCGGGCCTGAGATCACACCAGCATTGTACAATCAAGAACAGGTTATTCGTTATCTAGCACAGAAGTTCGGTATTCAAGAAGAGCTGCTTGCGGATGCACAACAAGTCCAGCAAAACGCCCAGTTAATGCAGCAATTGATGGCTGCACAGCAAGGCGGGGGTATGCAGTGAAGGAGAAAATAAATGTTTCGCCAGATGGTAGAGGATACACTAAGGAAGTTGACCAAGATCTTAATTCTAAAGCCTACGCTCTTTTTGGCTCGGGGGTTGGAAGGGATTTCCTACAATATTTGGAAAGTTTGTCGACAAATAACATCTACGGTGCTGGGGTGGGAATCGAAACTCTAGCACATGCAGAAGGCAGTCGCTGGATAGTGGCTGTCATTAAAAAGCGTACGGAATTAGGTAGGAAGCAACATGACTAAGAAGAAACCTCCATTGGGAACCGGAGAGAGGTTTGAAAGCCTTACTCGTAGCTTAGCGGCAAAGGGTGTAAAAGACCCTAAAGCACTTGCTGCGTATATTGGTCGTAAGAAATACGGTAAAGTTAAGTTTCAAAAAATGGGGCAAAGAGGTCGTGGCTAAAACAGCAGCTTGGCAAAGGAAAGAAGGTCAAAATCCAGAAGGCGGTCTTAATGAAGCTGGACGTAGATCATTGCGTAAACAAGGCAAAAATATTAAACGCCCTGTATCAGCCAAGGAAGCTAAAAAGTCCCCGAAAGCAGCAGCAAGACGCAAATCTTTTTGTAAGCGAATGATGGGTATGAAAAAGAAGCTTACAAGCAAAAAAACGGCTAATGACCCTAACAGCCGTATCAACAAAGCACTAAGAAAGTGGGATTGTTAATGAATGAAGCAGTAGCAGAAAGCGTTGAAACCGAAGCATCAGTCGAGGTTCAGGCATCAGGAGTGCAGGAGCAACCTCAAGAAGCATCAGAAAGATTTGATTGGCTTCCTGAGAAGTTTGAAAGACCAGAAGAACTTGCAAATAGCTATAAAGAGCTAGAGCGTAAGTTTTATCAGCGCAAAGATGAGCTAAGAGAGCAGATTGTCTCTGAGCTTAATCAAGAAGCTATAAGCGCAGCACCTATTAGCCCTGGCGATTACGAAATTCAGTTTACACCGCCAGAGGGCTTGGAATACACAATTGCTAACGATGACCCTATGCTCGATTGGTTCCGTACCAAAGCGCATAATTATGGCCTATCTCAGCAAGAGTTTAATGAAGTCATTAACGAATATGCGGCTATGGACACCCAGCGTGGCCCTGATTGGAACGTAGAGTCACAGTCTCTAGGTGAATATGCAGAGCAGCGTTTGGAGCGTGTAGACT